CATTGGCTTCTAAATGAATTTTCTTTAATTGTTGGTAACAGTATACTTCTAAGCTAGATTTAAACTGTATGTTGTCATGTATTAGTTTATCTCTATTTGTAGTATTACGTACTTTCTTTTTATCCTTTTTCTTCAACATAGTTCCTGTACATTATTCTACAACTGTTGTATGGTTTATCAAATGGATCTACATCATGATATTGACATGAGTTGCAATCTCTTAAATGATGTTGTTCTCCTATTTCTTTTCCCATAATTCTTTTAAGAATACTGCATTGCACATAACGTGATCCATATGAGGTAATCCGCTATCTTCATCTATCCATTGACCTTCTCTAACGGCTTCTAAGTGTCTTAGTAAGGCGTCGTAGTATCTTTCTACAGGTGTAACTAATTTCCAATTATATGGGCCATATTTATTAGCACCATGTGTTAGAACCATAGCTAATCCTTTTAAGGCGGTTGCTGGTATTAAAGAATACTGTATTTTACCAGTATCATACTTTAATCCAATTTCGTTGTTATCCATTTTTATTTTTATTTAAAAGGGTTATTTGTTATAATTAAATCTCCATTATTGTATTTTTTACAACAAAAATCATTATAATAAATCCATTCTCCTAATTCAGTATAACCCATTACAAATCTATAAAAATCTCCAGTAGATATCATATAATCTATAGTAAGACCTCCTTCTAAATAATCTTCTGCATCTAAAGGTGATCCTTTTGATACACTAACTATAGTATTAGTTGGATCTGTTAATATTGATTGCAATGCTTCTGTAACTTCATTTGAAGCTAACTTAAGTTTTGTAAAATCCATTCTTTTGCTTTTTCAAATGTATAATCTTTAACAAAATCGCTTATATCTTTACAGTTATAAGTATCATCTATTAATATATTTTTAAAATTATATTTAGTTGTTAGTTTTAAACTAGCTTTTATACCAGCTTCATCATTATCATAAAATATAATTATTTCTTCAAATCTATTTTTAAGGTTTTGTATTATTTTATCTGGTATATTATGACCTTCGCCTTGTGGAGCTATAGCTGTAATACCCATTTTATATAATACCATTACATCTTTTAATGATTTTGTTATTATTAGTAATTTACCATTTAATGGTAATTGTTCAAGACCTTGTATATCGTACATACCTACATTACCAACCCATTTGTATTTCTTATTAGGATTTAATGGTTTATATATCTTAAATTTTAAGTATATTTGGTAAGCATATATAGGATTTATATTAGAGTATACATCTTGACTAAGTAGATCATTAATCCAATAATTAGATATTGGGTATACATTAAAATGTTTTAAGGTTAACCTGTCAATATTGAATTGACCCCAATATAAATCATCAGTTGATGTAAAGTTTTTCTTTTTAATTGATATCATAGTTGCAGTATCAAAGGCTTCTTTGATATTTGTCCCAACTGTTGATATCTTTAGTTTATTTGCAATTATATCTTTATAAATTAGCTTTTCAGCTTTTTTATAAGATATATTGTTTAGTTTTGCTACAAATGTAATACAGTTTCCCGAATCACCCGTAGCTTGGTCTTTAAATAATAAACTTTTATTTAAAGCTTTGAATATTCCAAATGATGGATTGTTATCATTTCTTAATGGTGAATTTGTAATTCTACCTATTTTAAAGTCTGAACCTATGTAATATTTGTATATATCATATTCAGTAACTTTAGATAATATTAAATCAGTTGTTATCTCGTCGTGGTTAATTCCAGAAATATTATTACTATTGTAAATCATATTTTAAAATTGGAAAGGGTTAGTTTTTACGCCAACCCTTTATATATATAGTATTAAAATGGACTATCGCTTTTAAAAGGATTGTCGGTTCCAGTTGTAGTATCAGCAATTGGTCTATCTACTTTATCTATGTTAGATACAAGTTTAATCTTAGACTTTTCTGTTGACATTAGTTCTATAAATTGGAACATTAATTTGTCACCGTAATTACCTGGTAATGTAATATAATTACCTGTATATACAGCTTTAATCCTTACTTTCTTAGATTTTGCATTATTCATATCAAGTAGGTTTATTACTTGAGTAGTGAATGTTTTAAAATCATTTGCATTTATATTACAATCTTTTTTATCTACATAGGTAGTTAAGATTTGCATTATTCGTGCTAATTGGTTTATTGTTTTCTTCTCTAATCCTTCAGGTGTATCTGATTTAGGGATCCATTCTGTATGACTTAGAGTTTCGTTTGCTTCATTTCTGAAATAGAAAGCTATAAATTCATTGCCGTTTTTACTTAAACCATATTCATAGTTAAATAATAAGCAATTACTGTGTATGCCAGATGGCATAAATCCGCCTTCTTTTTGGTTATAATTTAAAGTGGAAGTTGTTCCATTAAATGTATAATTCATAATATAATTATTGAGGTTTGTGTTAAGAGTTTAGTACTTTACGTACTGTTTGCAATAAAGCATTGCAATCATTTGGTATTTCATCTCCGCCTAATGCTTCTACAAACATTGGTGGGGTTTTAGCTGAGTCATTGCCTTCATTTAATAATCTGAAGTAATATTCTCTAACTTTATCTAATTTTTTCATTTCGGAATAGACAACGATAGTAAATTCTTTTTCTATCTGTCCTTCCCATTCTTTCTTACAACTACAGCTTTCGCTGCCAATTAATAGACCATTGTGACTTAACACCTATTTCTATTATAATTTGATGGTTAATTTAATTGTTTGTTGTCTGGACTATATCTTAATATAAACTTATCCAACTAATATATGGAAATATTTCAATTTAGTTTATATTTTCCTGCATCTACTCTCTACGGCTGAATCTAATAATTAAATATATCCTTTTCGAAGGGAACACGTACTTTTGCTCGACACAGAAGGTAATTTCACCCTTCACCCTTTTTGAGGAACAGATTGTCTCTGTCTTGTCTGTCTTCCAACACATGTCTAGTGTATTATTAGCCTATGCCTCGGTATTAGCCTGCTTGTTCTTAGGAACAATACGCAAGTTTAGCTTTCACCGATATTCAGGAATTTTAAAAAGGCAAGCATTTTACCTTTTGATTTTATTCTCTTTTCTGAGTATGCTCCGTCTACATCTAATATTTCATAATGAGCTGTTATGAATATATCTTTTGGGTACTTTTTAATTAAGAACATTAACTGAGCTAGATTCTCGTTATAAAAGTTAAACACGTCAAAACCTTTTTTAGATTCACGTGCTGTTTTCATTAAACTGTCTAGATATGCTGATAGCGAATCCATGACAACTTCTGTAATATTTGGGTTTTTAGCATATTCTATCAATTTTTGATAAGCGTCATTCCAAGTATTTGGTGATACAAAGTTTTCGAATTTATTAATAAATGGTAATGGTTTATTTTCCATGTTAATATATCCGCAAGCTTTTGGATCCATATTCCTAAAAGAATATGATTTACCTCTACCAGACTGACCTACTATTGCAAATTGATATGGTGTATTCATATGTGTGTATAATATACCCTAGTTAAGTTAATAACTAGGGTATTATTGTTTAAAATTGTATTTCGTACCACTATAGTTTTCACTACCAATAATATTTTAGCACCTTTACAGAGTACTTATCTTACCCGCCATTTCTGACAACCTTCGCTTAACGAAGTTACACGAACTTTCATCGCTTACAGTATGGATTGCATTTTATTATTATTTGTGGTCTGGACTATATCTTTTCATAGAGTTTAACAGCCTTGTAAGCACTCTATTTATTTCCTGCATTTATACACCCCTCCTAAAGGATTCAAACCTTTCTTAATACTCATCTGTAAAGCACGCAATGTATGTCTTTCGACAGTCTCTACGGCTGAATCTAATAAATATGCTGGTTGCATCTTCCAACGCTACTATCTCGTATTATATTTATTAACCTATGCCTCGGTATTAGCATGCTAGTAATTGAACTTTAAATAGACTGTTCACATCTAAATTGTTACTAGTTTAGCTTTCACCGATATTCAGGAATTTTAAAACGGCAATTGTGTTTACCGTTTAATTAAATACTATTAATATTTAACTAGTTTTTTAGTACCAAGTAAGTTTGTAGTTATTACATACTCACCGTCTTTTTTTGATATGAATTTTATTCCACATGGTGTTGTGAAGACTTCATATACATTATAGTCAATTCGAACCCAATTGTCATTTATTACAATGTTTTCCTTAGGCTGTGGTTTTGGTTTTTCTATAAACCAACCCATGATTTGACCCATATAATTGTCGTTATTTACGTCTTTTGTAAAGAACGTAATTGGTACTTCTATTTCACGATTTCTCATGATATTGTTGAACTCTTTTTTAATTTCATTTAAATTCTTTGACAATACAAAAAGTTTATTAGCTGAAATTAATTCTATCTTAGTTTTAGTATCTGTAATATGAGTTATTACTGGTTCTTTGCTAAGATCTACTAATAAGATGTCGTTTATGGATCCTACATGTTTTTGATAACTTATACCGCATTCTTTAATTAAATCTGCCATTAAGTTATATTGTATACCTATAGTATCTATGTGAATAATAAATTTGTTCATTTTCTAAATTGTTTTATTAAATTAATTGATGTCTATAATTCTTCCGAATTGTAATTCGTTTTTAAATTGAAGTATTTTCGATTCGCCGTCACGATTTTTTAAAATATGACAATATATGACTCCATTTGTATCCCAGTGTTGGGGCCCATATGTCTTTAATTGCAATAATTCAGGTCTATGTAGGATTATTACATAGTCTGATGCGTGATATACGCTATCGCTTGCGAAAATATCTTTCCTTGTTGGAAAGTGTAAATTGGGATTACTAAGTCTATCACTATTTTCAATTTCTCTATTTAATTGAGTTAATTGAATTATTGAAGTTTTACCTATCTTCTTTTGACGCATAAACATTTTTTGTAAACTAGAAATGATTTCTCTTTCTGATTCACCTGCTTTACCGTTTACTAATAGGGTATGATCTATCATTATTACTAGAAACTTGTCTTTTGATATTTCTTCTCTGAAAGTGTTAATAGTTTCATTTATTTGATCTACAGTTCCACTGTGATCAACGTAATAAATTGGATAATTTTTAATTTTTGAGGATTCGATAATTACTTGTTCGTAATCTGAATCATCTAGTGTTATGACTTTATCATCTATAATTTTACCTGAATATAAATCTTGTACTGGTTTGTTTAGTTTGTTTGATAACTTTCTGCCAATTACTTTTGAGCCTATCATTTCAAAGTTGAATGATAGTATTACAAGATCTTCTTTATTGTTTAGTTCTACCAAATCTGTTTCAAGCTGTCCAGCAAAAGCTGACTTGCCTGCGCCAGAAATAGCACCTATTGACATTATAATGTTGGGTTCTATGCCGCCATTACAGGTATTATTTAATTTACCCCACCTTGTTTTTAAGGATACGCTTCTTAATTTTCTACGATCATCAATGTATTTAATAATTTCCTTTGTAGGTTCTAAAATATGTCTATATTCTAGTGTTCTATTCGAGGGTGCACCCATATCCTATGTTATCATTTTTAGTTAAGTTCTTTAATAATAATGGTTCATAAACTGTCCATTGTTTTTGAAGTAACCAATTTGATAATCTTTTGTAATATTGTGTGCTGTTTGTTCTTGTTCGTTCTTCTATTTCTAGTTTTAAACACTTTATTATATTGTTATGTATTTTCTGACTATTCTTAGTAGCTTGTTTATATATCTTTTGACATACATCTTTGTTACTTTTTAAATTGTCAAATCCACCGCCAGGACGTGTGGTAAAAGCTGGGTATAAATTATATAATTCTTCAAAGAAATTTCTTTCCCCAAATAATTTTTCAAATTCATAAGTTGTATTATATATTGAATATTTATTTATGGTTAGATTTGTTTCTGAATATTCTATTAATTTCTTGTCTATTAGATGTTTAATGTATTCATCTATGTATTTAAAGTTTAAACTTATGAGTATCTCATAATCTTTCTTATATATTAGATATAGTATAGCATATTCATTTAAGTCTATATTTTCCTCTAATATATATGCTATGTCTATATTAAGTAGCATTTGTTTTTTAGTTTCCTATTTTTAAATTCTTTATCGAAATTATCTAAGAATTCAATAATCGAATGTATTTCTGACTTTGTTAAATCTAACTTTTTAGTTAGTATAAAAACTTCATCTGTTGATATTAATATGTCTTCTTCTTCATTATTAATTTTCTCTAGGAATTGTGATATTGTGTAGTCTTTCATATTTTGATAATTTTAGTAATTCCATTTTGATTTCTATGACTTTGTCTTCTATGGCATATGGTGTATTATCTATTAA